GCAACAAGGACGCCAACGAGTACTACTGGCTCATGAACACCCGCGGCGTCGAGGTGTACGAGCAGTACAAGGGCTTCCTCCGCGTCGAGAACGCCACGAACCTCGGCCTTCAGGTCACGGTTCGCGGCTACATCGCCGCCGAAGTCGTCGACGTCAACATGATCCGGATCCTCGGACCGGACGCCACCTTCAGCTGATCCTCCCCCTGAGACACCTGCATCATGGCTAGTTACACGATTACGCACCTCACGCGGATCGATAACTATGCCGTGGTGCAGGTGCTCGAGGACACAGAAATCGAGGTCGGCCAAGAGATCGTCATCTCATCGGCCTCCGACGCGACGTTCGACGGCACACACACCGTTATCGACGTCGAACCGTACGAGCTGATCGAAGTCACCGACGAAGGCGACCTCGTCTACGACTACGACGTCTACCAACCAAACCAAGCGATCTTCATCGACGCTGGCGACGACCTGGCACGCGAAACCGCCACCGGAACCGTCACCTACACCACAACGTGCAGCTGGATCGACGCGGACGACATCACCGAATGGCTCGGCGTCGAATCAGCAACCGCGAACGACACCGCGTTCATCGCGACCTGTGTCGCCGCCGCAAACTCCTGGTGTTACCGCCGTCGAGCATCGGCCGGCTACTTCGACAGCCTGTCAACCGTCCCAGACGGCTCCGTCAAACTCGGGACCGTCATGTACGGCGCCACGCTGTACCGTGAACGCGGCTCAGTCGACGGCTACGCCTCGTTCGACGCAATGGGAACCACACAGCCGATCGCGTCCTACGGCCGCATTCTGCAGCTCCTCGGCGTCGGTAGACCGCAGGTGGGCTGATGCCTGCCTCCGGAATCTTCATTAGCGCGATCGCCCAGATCAAAGCCGCTGTCACCGCGCTCGGCTACAAGCCGGTCACCGACCCGCGCAATGCACGCCCGCTCACCGTCTTCATCGAAATGCCGACGTTTAGCGGATTCAACACAAACATCGCCGACATGACGTTCACGCTCCGTGTCCTCGCGCCGCCACCTGGCAACGAAGACGCGACGAACTGGATCCTGACCGCCGTCGACGCCATTCATGAGAGCGCGGACATCGCCGTGACCGCCGGCACGCCGTCCATCGCCCTCATCGGTGAGCAACAGCTCCCCGCCTATGATCTAACCGTCCGGCTAGCAACAAGAAGGAACTGATCCACAATGGCAACCACCGTTGTTCTCAACCAAGCAAATCTGACGATCGACTCAGTCGATTTTTCAGATCAATGTTCGCAGGTCACCGTCACCGAGGCCTACGAGGCCCTCGAGTCGACTGGGTTCGGCGACACGGCCCGCAAGTTCGTCAAGGGACTCGGCAACCACGAGATCTCGGCCACCCTCATGATCTCGTACGGCACCAGCGAGGTTGAGGAGAAGCTCAACAGCCTCGCCGGCACCACGTTCAACGTCGTCGTCACCCCGACGACCTCCGGAACGCCTGGCACCGACAACCCCGCCTATACGCTCACCGGCTGCTACCTCGAGTCCGTCACCCCGATCAACGGCGGTGTCGGCGAGCTGCCGACCATGGACGTCACCTTCCGCGGCGGCGCCCTCACCCGCGCCACCTCCTGATCCCAGTTTCATCCCCTAACAAAGGAACCCCGACATGCAACTGACCCTCCGGTTCACCCTCAACGGCGAGACGCACGAAGTGACAACTTCGCTTCGTGCGCTCGTCGCTTGGGAACGCAAGTTCAAGTCGAAGATGTCGCAGATGGCGACCTCGATCGGCGCCGAGGACATCGCGTTTCTCGCCTACGAATCAGCCAAGAGCGTCAAGATCGTCGTCCCAGCGACGTTCGACGACTTCCTCAACAAGGTCGATGGCCTGCCGGAAATCGTGAGCCAAGATAACCGCCCTACCCCAGGGGAACCAGACGACGCCAGCTAGCAGAACTGCTGGTCGCCGTCGGATGGTGGCCCCCCGAAATCGAGTTCGAGACCAAAGACCTCAACACCGTGGTCGATGTGATCGAAGAGCAGAAGAAAGCCAATGGCAGACATCGGAGTTGACATTCCTGAGGTGAACGGCCTCAACGAGACGCTCCGAATCCTGCGCTCCATCGACCCAAAACTTCGACGCCAGGTTGACAAAGAGATGAAGGCCGTCATGGGTCAAGACATCGTTCCGTTTGCTCGACGTTTGTTTCCCGCAACTGACCGGATTGGCAACTGGGGAGAATGGCGCGGAGGCTACGACCAAGGCATGGTGCAAAGTGGCGTGCGCGTCAGCATCAAGACCACCGGCAAAGCGAACCAGGTGGCCGGCTTTCGGCTGACGTCGACGACAGCGGCCGGCGCAATCTTCGCAATGGCCGGCAAAAAGACAGAAGGTGCTCGAGGTCGAGGCCCGAACGGCTCCGGTAACTCTGCCGCGTTTATTGAACGCCTCAAAAGATTCGGCGACCCGTCTCGCGCACTTTGGCCCTCGATCCTTGAGAATCGTGACAAACTAGAAGGAAGCGCCCAAGAGGCCGTCCAGATACTCATGAGAACGATCGAAAGAGAGCTCCGCTAATGGCGATCAACATTCCCATCGTCAGCGAGTTCAACAACGCTGGCCTGAAGAAAGCCCAGCGCGAGTTTCAACGGCTTGAGAAGACGTCGCAGAAAGTCGGCTTTGCTCTCAAGAAAGCGTTCGTACCAGCCACAGCTGCGCTCGGTGGCCTTGCTGTGGCTGGCGCCAAGATGGTGGCCGCTGGTGAGAAGGCCGCGACTGCGAACGCCCGCATCGAGCAGATCGCAACGTCGATGGGGCTGTTCGGAAACGAAACCCAAGTTGTCACGAACCGGCTGGTTGATCTGGCTAACGAGCAAGCACGCCTTACCGGCGTCGATCAGAACCTGATCAAAGAGTCCCAGGCGTTATTGCTCACTTTCAAGGACATCGCGTCGAGCGCCGACGAGGTCGGAGGCGCATTCGATCGCGCCACACAACTCACGCTCGACATGGCCGCGGCCGGCTTCGGATCTGCGACCGATAACGCGAAGCAGCTCGGCAAAGCGCTCAACGACCCGATCGCCGGTTTGACCGCGCTTCGCCGTTCCGGCATCCAGTTCACGGAAGCACAGAAAGATCAGATCCGCACCCTGGTCGAATCCGGTCAAGTGCTCGAAGCGCAGAACATGATCCTCGAGGAAATCGAGAACCAGGTCGGCGGCACCGCCGAAGCGACCGCAAACTCGACCGACAAGATGAAGGTCGCCTTCAGTCAGGCATCCGAGTCCATCGGCATGGCTCTCCTGCCCGCCGTCGAAGCGTTGTTGCCATTGGTCATCAGTTTTGCGGACTGGGCAGGCCAGAACACCGAAATCATCATCGGTTTGGCCGCGGCAATCGGTGGCCTGTCAGCCGCGATCGTGATCGCCAACTTCGCCATGAAAGCATGGGCCGCAGCTCAAGCCGTCGCCACCGCCGCCACTTGGCTGTTCAACGCCGCGCTCGCCGCCAACCCGATCGTCCTGATCACTATCGCTGTCGCAGCTCTCGTCGCCGGCCTTGTCATCCTGTACAACAAAGTCGATTGGGTTCGTGACCTGTTCAACAAGTTCCTCGAACCCCTCCAAAAGGTCGCTGACGGCATCGGCTGGCTCGCCGAGAAACTCGGACTCGTCGGTGACGAAATGGACGACAACTTTACGCCCAGCACTGACGACGCCCGCAAAGCCGCCGGCGACATGTATGAAAGCGTCCGTGAAGCCGGCAACGGCGTCGATAAAGCTCGAGGACAGTTCGAGCGCGCGATCGGGCCGACCCAGGAATACCGGCAGTCCACAAAAGAGGCCGCAACCGAATCGAAGAAACTGGCGGAGCGGGTCGACGTTCTTTGGTCGTCGATGGATGAGCTGTACCGCTCCATGTTTGAGGTCAACCCCGAACTGAAGCGATACATGGACCAGCTTGATCGTGAACAGGCCGTCCGCGATTTCAACGACACCGTCGCCGAGTTCAAGGAGATCGCTGAGAACAACGCGGTCGGTAGCCGCGAATGGGAAGAAGCAAACCGCAAGGTTTACGAAGAACTGATCAATCTGATCGAAACCTACGGAAGCATCCCACAAACCATTCAATCAGAGCTCAAAATCTTGGTTGACACCGGCCAACTTGACGAAGCAATCCGAAAAGCTGAACGGCTAGCCGAAGGCTTGCGCTTGGCACGCGCCGAAGGCACGCCAGCGATGGGTGGCGGCATCCCGTCATTCGGTGACCTTCAGGCCGCCCTAGGAGGCTCTGGGTTCGTCGCAACCACCCCAATCGCACCTGCGGTGCCGACGATCTCTGCGCCGGCCCCTGCGGCCGCTGGAGCCGGTCAAAACATTGTTGTCAACGTCAGCACCTTGCAACCGACACCAGAAACCGGCCGCGCCATCGTCGACAGCATCCGGAAAGCCAACCGGACGTCCGGCAGCTCGTTCTTTGACGTCAGGCCGCTAGGCCGAATCACATGAGCGCCACAATCGTTCAATCCGGCGATTACACGCTCGAGATCGACACCGGCGACCTCGTCCGCGAGTTCACCCTGGACGATCCAGTAAAAGG